CGTAAGAGGATTGCATGTATACGGAGCTAAGGTTTTAAGACCTGAAGCTTTAGTATCAGCTTTCTACACAGTAGACTAATAAAACTGGGGGAGTCTTCGGACTCCTCCTTTTTTTTAAGGAGAGATTATGAAACACAACGAACAAAACTTACAAGGTAATCCAAAGCCTAGCGGTAACATTTCTTATTACGATTCTATTCATTCAAAAGAAGAGATATGTAAAGAAATGGTGGGTTACAACACTATGAAATTTAAATACGAAGAAAACAAAGGAGAAAAATAATGGCTGCACACAAACCAATGGAAAAGAAAAGAGAAAAAATGATGTACGGTAGAACACCTATGAGAAAAGGAATGACACCAAAACGTAAGAAAAAACAAAAAACTGGTGGTTTGTACAAAGGTAGATATGGTATGTCTAATGGTGGACCTGCTGTAATGGCATCAATGGAAAATCAAAAACCTGTATAAACATGAAAGTAGATGCACCAAAAGGTTATCATTGGATGAAGTCTGGTAAAGGCTTTAAACTAATGAAAGACCCAAAAGGCGGTTACAAAGCTCATAAAGGAGCTAGTAAAAAAGCTTCTTTTGAAATACAAAAAGTACATAGTAAATAATGGCTAAAACATTCTTAACTCTGACGAATGAAGTCCTCAGAGAGTTGAATGAAGTTGTCTTAACTTCATCAAACTTTGGAGACGCTACAGGCATACAAGCGTTTGTCAAAAATTCTATTAACAAATCTATAAACGATATCGCTAATGAAGAACCACAGTTACCTTTCTTTTCGGCAGGTGCTAGTGGTGAGACAGACCCTTTTTATGGTAATACAACTGTAGCAACTACTGCAGGTACTAGATGGTATCTGTTAAAAAGCGGTAGTAGTGATATTACTTCAGACTTTGCATCAATAGATTGGGATGATTTTTACATCACAACTATTAGTGTGTCTGGAGAATCAGCACCGTTTGTTTCGAAAGGGTTAAGATTTTTAACATTAGATGAGTGGACTAGGTATTACAGAGATAGTGAGAATAGTGATGATGCATCAACTCAAGCTTATGGAGAGCCTGTTTATGTAATACGTAGTCCAGACCATAGAAAGTTTGGGCTAAGTCCTATACCTGACAAAGTTTACAACGTACATTTTTATGGCTACAACAAGCCTACAGAACTATCAGCGTTTGGTGACACTATAGTTCTACCAGACCAATATGCAAATGTAATAACAGCTAGAGCTAGATATTATGTTTGGCAGTTTAAAGAAAGTCCTCAACAAGCTGCTTTTGCATTAGAAGATTATAAAAAAGGCATGAAGCAAATGAAGTCTAATCTGATAAATCCACAACCAAAATATATGTCAGATGATAGATTATATTTTTAGGAGATATAAATGACAACTAAAATACCTGCAGAGTTATCAAGCACCCCCTCCATCGTAGATAATGGCGATGCGACTGCTATAACTATTGATAGTTCGGAAAAATCTATATTTAGCGGAGATGTAGAAGTTGGCACTACTGCTCCAAAAATAAATCTTAAAAATACAGACACCTCTATAGTTGCAGACCAATCTTTAGGTGTTATAGAAGTAGAAAGTTCAGATGGCAGCACAGGCTCGGCAGGAACAATAGCTAAATTGGATATTGCTGCATCAGGAACTTTTGACGGCTCAGGTCATGGTTCAGATTTTAGATTTATAACAGGAGCAACAAACCAATCAGGAAGTATTTCTTTATCTGAAAAATTAAGAATTCAAACTACAGGCGGTATATCTTTTAATGGCGACACAGCAGCCGCAAATGCTTTAGATGATTACGAAGAAGGAACTTGGAGTGTTTCAGATGGAAGTGGTGCTGGTTTAAGTTTTACTTTAGACAAAAATAGATATACAAAAATTGGTAGATTTGTAATGGCTCACACAAGAGTTACTTATCCAACTACAAGTGATGGCAATACAGCAACATTAGCTTTACCTTTTACACCTAGCACAGATTGTACTGGTTCTGTTACAGGTGGTATATGCACAGAACAAGGAGTAGCTAGTGGTATAGCTGTTACAGCATCTATTGATGGTACGGCTGGTACTAGATTTAGAAGTAATGGTGTGGGTGCTTTTACAAATTCTGATTTATCAGGGGTAACGCTTAGATTTACAGTAACTTTTATAACAGATTAACAGGTAATAATTATGGCAATAACAAAAGAAACAGTAGTAGATAAGATTGAGGTACTTGAAATGGGTCAAGTACAAGTTAGAACTGCTACAGTAATAAAAGAAGATAATACTGAACTTAATAGACAGTTCGCAAGACATGTTCTAAACCCTAGAATTAAATCAGGTGACACTTGGGGAGATACCGACATATCTAGTGAAGATGCTAGAGTACAAGCTATAGCAAATGCAACTTGGACTAGTGATGTCAAGTCAGCTTACGAAACATTTATTGATTCTCAAACTCCATAAACTAAATGGCTAGAAGTCAACCATATGGTTTTGCATGTTCAGGAGGATTAGTAGATAGTGCTAATCGTTTTGACTTGTTCAAAGCTCCCGGAGTAGCAACTACACTAAGAAACTTTGAAGTTGCTGTAGAAGGTGGTTACAGAAGAATAAACGGTTATAGTTTATTTGGTGGTGGTAGTTCTGCTAGACCTAACTCTTCTAATCAGATATATGGATTGTTTGTCTATGCTGATGGAGTAATAGCTGCAGGTGGTAGCAATATTTATTTTAGTCAAGACGGAACTAGTTGGTTACAAATAAATAAAGCAAGTGTAGCAAGTAGTGGTGATAATCATACTGCATTTACAGGTAGAAGTGCACTTAGTTTAACATCACCAGCTCAGTATAGTTTTGCACTATACGAAGGTACATCTGTTTATGGTGACTTAGTTATGACAGATTCAAGTGGTAGTAATAAACCATTTTTATTTAAGATGACTGGTACAGATTCAGATATTACCAACAGAACATTCTTTGCTAGTCAAATAACAATAAGCGGTAGTACAACTGCAAAGTTTTGTACAATACACGGAAGACGCTTAGTAGTTGCAGGAGACCCATCAACACCAAACACAGTTTACATAAGTGCTGTTAATGACATAGATGATTTTACCGGTGGAGTCTCAATAACATTAGAAGACCAGATAGTAGGTCTAAAAAGTTTCCGTAACGAATTATTTATATTTTGTAAAAACTCTATCTTTAAATTACAAAATGTTGACAACTCATCAGCTCTACAAGTTGTACCAGTTACTAAAAACGTAGGTTGTTTAGATGGACAGAGTATTCAGGAATTTGGTGGTGACCTAATCTTTTTAGCTCCAGATGGATTAAGAACAGTTGCCGGTACAGCAAGAATTGGAGATGTGGAGTTAGGCACAATAAGTAAAGCTATTCAGCCACAGATAAAACAGATAGCAGATAACATTGACACTTTTACAATTAGTAGTGTCGTATTAAGAGATAAGTCACAGTACAGATTATATTACGGTAAGTCTAGTCAAAGTGATTTAATACAAGAAGGAATTATAGGAACACTAAGACCTGAAGGTTGGCAGTGGTCAGAAACAAGAGGTATCGAAGCTCCGGCAGTTACTTCTGGTTTTACAAACACTGGAGTTGAGAAAGCATTTCATGGTGACTTTGCAGGGTATGTTTACAACCATGATACAGGTAACTCATTTAACCCTGCAGGAACTGAAAGCGATATAGATGCTCAGTATACAACACCTGACATTGATTATGGTGATTTAGGTATGCTAAAAACTTTACAGTATCTAAAAATATCTTTTAGTCCAGAAAATGATGCTACACCAACAATTAGGGTTAGATACGATTTTGAAAGTACGGATACACCACAACCTGCTGACATTAGTTTAGGAACTGTACCGTTACCATCACTTTTTGGTAGTGCTGTATTTAATACTAATACTTTTGGTGCAGGAGAACATCCAACAGTAAGAACAGCATTAACAGGAAGTGGACATAGTAATAATTTTAGTATTTTTACAAAGAACACAAATCAACCGTACATTATAAACGGTTTGTACATAGACTACGTACCGTCAGGAAGGAGATAATAAATGGCTCAAAACTACACTAGACAAAGTTCATTCAGTGATGGGGATACTATTACTGCTGCGTTATTTAATAACGAGTACAATCAATTAGTAAACGTATTTGCCTACTCATCTAGTAGTGCAAGTTCTACAGGTCACAGACACGATGGTAGTGCTGGACAAGGTGGTAACATATTTAAGATTGGTGACTTAGACTTTTTAAACAAAATAGAAGTTGATAGTACAAATAATAGATTAGGATTTTATGTAGAAGTTTCATCTTCAGCAGTAGAACAAATAAGAGTACAAGATGGTGCTTTAGTACCTGTTACAGATAGTGATGTTGATATAGGT